GTCAGGTAAAATATAAGAATCTGGATACAGACTATACCTTACCACGACTTGTTGAGCCATTAAAAGGATCAGAAATGTCAAAAGAAGGTATCTTTAGTACTAGTGAAGATACTTTAAAGAGCCTTAAACCGATTAAGGTTGTTAAGTATTTAATTGAGCAGTTGCTTAAACGTGCTAAACTTGAGAAAGAAGTTGGAACCTATATGCGAGGTTTTCCAAATCTTATTCAGAAGAACGAATGGCCTGCCAACATGCTTTACAGCAACCTAAATCAGTGTTTGGTAGTTACAGGACGACTTAGTAGTACTAAACCTAACCAACAGAACTTCAGTAAAGAAGTTAAGAAGCTTTGTGTGTCGAGGTACAAATGATTGTAAACGTAGATGCAAAGAGCCTAGAGTGGTGTACTTATTTGTTTCTAAGTCAAGATAAGGTTGGTATTGAGGAGTGGGCTGCCGTTGTTGCTGATCCAAGCAAGAATGACATTCACTCTGCTAATCAGGCAGCGTTTAAATTGCCTTCTCGACTTGTTGCAAAGGTGTTCCTATTCCGTTGGATTTATAGAGGTTCTGCTTTTGCCTATTCAAAAGACCCTGACTTCATGCCAGTGAGTAAGAAAATAGAGTTCTGGCAGAATGTTATTGATGCCTATTACACTAAGTATCCTGAGATATATCGAACTCACATGCGGTATATTAAGCAAGCAACAACAACAGGACGTATTATTAGTCCCTTTGGTCGTGAATATACCTTCACACAACATAAGAAGTGGAATGGAGATATGGCATGGTCTGAGAACGACATTACCAACTGGCCCAATCAGGGCTGTGGTGCAGATGTGATGGCAGTTGCTAGAATCTTTGCTAGGCAGCGAATGAAGAAGGCTAAGTTAGAGTCTAAACTTATCTCTACTGTACATGATTCTATAGTAGCAGACTGCCCTGATAAAGAAGTGGAGCAAGTAGCAGAGATTTTTAATGGTGTATTTGTGGATTTACCTACATTAATCACTGCATCTTACGGTGTGGAGTGGAATATTCCAATGGTAGGTGAGGTAAGTGTAGGTCCCAATATGTATGACTTGAAAGAGCTTGACTTTTCTAAGTAATCGTGGTATAATAGTAGTATCAATAGGAGAAATAATGTCAAATATGCAAATTAAAGTAGTAGCTGTAGAGATTTTAACTGTACCAACTGCTAAGGGTTCCTACCAAACAGCAGAGGTTACATATAAGAATGTATCTTTCGATAATAAAGTAGAGACTAAGAAACTTATGTCCTTTACCTTTAAGTCTGTGTTTGATACAATTAAAAATGCACAGACTGGAGATACCTTTACAGTTAGTCGTAGTAAGAACGACAAAGGTTATTGGGATTGGACAGATATTGCAGCGGGTAATGCTGCTCCAGCAACAGGAGAAAAAGAAGTGGCTAAAGCAGGAACACCAGTGACAAAGAGTAGCTTTGAAACTGCTGAAGAACGTGCTAAGAAGCAAGTGTATATTGTACGGCAGAGTTCAATTAGTGCAGCTATTGAGACCCTAAAGACTGATAAGAAGAATCCTACAGTTGAAGAGGTAATTGCTGTAGCAAAACAGTATGAGGCTTATGTATTCTCAACAGAGGAAGCCAAACTGCCAGCTACTAATAAGCTACCAACCTTCGCTGATATGGAAGACGACGTACCACTATAATTGAATGATCCGGCACACTGAAAAGTGCAAAAGGTAAGGCTGATTTAAGCACTACTATTGTCCTCTGGGCGTTACCGGGGGAGGCCAACAATAGTTCGGATATCTGGGGTAATAAGCCCCACCTATACTTTTTATGAAAAAACTATACGACTTTTATTGTAATCATTGTGAAAAAGAATACGAGGCATTCACTACGGAAACTGCTAGTACTACTTGTCCGCACTGTGGCTCTAACTATACTGAGAAGCGTCCGTCAGCTAGCCACTTCAAAGTCACAGGACAAGGGGCATATTCAACCAAAATGAAAGTATAAAATGAAACTTTATGAGGTACCACGAAAGACTTGGGTAGAAACTACAACAGGTCATAAGTTCTTCTTAGATCATGTTGATGGGATGTATAGTTTCTGTAGGGAAATTGGTGGAGCTATCAGCCATTACTCTGCCTCTATGGATGTTAAAGTCTCTGAGGATCAACCCGGAGAACCTAAATGAAGGTATTAATCGATGGAGACATTGTGGCCTACAGATGTGCTGCAACTGTTCTAGAAGATGTTGATAAGGATGTAGCATTTGCTAGAATGGACGTTCTCTTACAACAAATCTTTGATGCTACTGAGGCAGATACGCATGAGATTTGGCTAACAGGTAGTGAGAACTTCCGTAAAGAAATTTACCCAGAGTATAAAGCTAACCGTAAGGATACTATTCCTCCTGTATATCTACAAGAGTGTAGAGCATATTTAATTGAGGTATGGAATGCTAAGGTATCTCATGGTAAGGAAGCTGATGATATGTTAGGTCTAGGTCAAACAGACGATACAGTTATCGCCACAATTGACAAAGACCTTCGTATGGTTCCGGGTAAGCATTATAACTTTGTAAAACTTCTACTTGATGAAGTTACAGAGGGTGATGCCATCAGGCATTTCTACAAGCAGCTTCTTATCGGAGATAAATCTGATAACATTATCGGGGTGGCAGGTATTGGCCCTGTAAAGGCAGGAAAATTTATTGATCCTTTAGATGATGAACAAGAGATGCTGGAAACTGTCTTAGCTCTCTATGACTCTGAACATCGATTTATCATTAATGCGGAATGTCTGTGGATACAACAACAAGGACAAGAATCTTGGACAGAACACACACAAAGGGTAGGCTTGACTTTACCAAGCCAATTAAAACACGAGGCGGAAGTGACGTTAAGTTTTATGAAATCATTGACGGAGCCTACATCAACGGAGCTTGGTATGAACCAGATAGAGACGTGTGGTATCCAACACAATGGTCTTGGGAAGGAAACTACGCCTCCCGCCCTAGCCAACTAGATTTACTTAATTATATTAAAAGAACCAAAGCATGAATTGGACACAGGGAAGAATTAATAGCTTCATTACTTCTGTCCTTCGTGCAGGAGCAAGGCGCTGGCCTCCAAAATACACTACATTAGCAGATGCTTATATAGGTATGAGACATAACCCAAAGACAAAGAGGGATAGCAAACATTATTTGTGTGCTTCTTGTCAGGGAGAGTTTCCTGCTAAAGAGGTTCAAGTAGATCATATTAAACCTGTGGTTAATCCTGACACTGGTTTTACTACTTGGGATGAGTTCATAAATAATTTATATTGTGGTAAAGAAAACTTACAGGTACTTTGTGTACCTTGCCATAAGAAGAAGAGTAAAGAAGAGAGATATAAAAAATGATAGTAAAACTACGATATAGTGATGGTTCTACTGTTCTTAAAACTTTTAAGACACAGGAAGAACTTGATTGGTTTATACATAATGAGGGGGATCATCTAGTGGAGGTAACGCTCAATGCCGACTCATGCGGTAATTCCTGATACACAAGTTAAGTACGGAGAGGATTTTACTTTCCTTACAAACATTGGTAAGTATTTGGTAGAGAAGAAACCAGAAGTCATTGTACATCTAGGTGACTTTGCTGATATGGAAAGTCTAAGTAGTTATGATGTAGGTAAGAAGTCTTTTGAGGGTAAGCGTTATGTTAAAGACATTGAAGCGGCACAAAAAGCGATGGAGTGTCTTATGGGGCCTATCAAGGAATTTAATATTAAGGCGAAGAAGAACAAGGAGAAAGCCTACAAGCCGCGTATGGTTCTCACCCTTGGAAATCATGAGCAGCGAATATTACGAGCAATTGAAAACGATCCGAAACTTGAAGGACTAATTAAGTATGAACACCTTCCGTACCAAGGTTGGGAGGTACATGACTTCCTCTCCCCTGTTTTTATTGATGGAGTTGCTTATAGCCATTATTTTCCTACAGGTGTTATGGGGCGCCCTGCTACTTCTGCTTCCGCTATGGTGTCTAAACTACATATGTCGTGCATCGCCGGTCATCAACAAGGGAGACAAGTAGCTTATGGGAAACGACCAGATGGGAGTACAATCACCTGTATTATTGCGGGAAGCTGTTATGAGCATGATGAAGGATATCTCGACCATCAAAGCAATAAGCACTGGAGAGGAATCCTCATGTTGCATGAAGTCAATAACGGAACCTTCGACGAAATGTTCGTCTCTCTCAACTACATCAACAACAAATACAAAAAGGAACAACATGCAAAGCCCTGACCATTATGGCGACACTATGTTAATGGACTTATTAATTGCAAAGCAAGTGCCCTTTACAGAGGGTAACATTATGAAGTATGTCTATCGTTGGAGAGATAAAGATGGTATTAAAGACCTTTACAAAGCCCGAGATTATCTTAATGCTCTAATTGCATATGAGGAACAATAATGGATATTCAAACTTATACAGATCAAACAAATGAAACAGCAATTTATCCCTCAGCCGGTTCTGGTGATGATGTAGAGCTTATCTATTTAAGCCTTGGCCTTACCTCTGAAGCTGGTGAGGTAGCAGGTAAGATTAAGAAGCTAGTGCGGGATGACTTTATTGATGTTGGTGCCCTAGCTTATGAACTTGGTGATTGCTTCTGGTATCTAACTCGCCTCTGCCGTGCCATTGGCTATGAGCCAGAGGATATTCTAAAGATTAATAATTCAAAACTTCTACAAAGGAAAGCAAGTGGAACACTTAAAGGATCAGGGGATTCTCGCTGAACTTAAACCAGTTGTTGTAAATCACAATAACTCTAAATTATATGATGGTCTTAAAAGCTGTATGCAAAAGAATGCAGAGTTGCAACTTGCACTTCTAGAGGCAGCTAGAACTATTGAACAACTTACTGAGGCTTTAAATGCAAGTAACTCTTCTAAGGATAACTGATGATGCTGCTAACTTTATCGGCGAATGTTCTGCTATTTGTTATGACTCTTCTACTAATCGTGATGCAAATATCAAACGGGCAATTGCTTGTACGCAAAAAGGTCATCTTGCTACTCTTCGTTTTGCTCACGCTACTTTCCACATCAGTGGGATTAGCCGTATTTGCTCTCATCAGTTCGTTCGTAGCAAACATTTAGACTTCCTTCAACGTTCACAGCGTTATTGTAAAGAGTTACATACAGAATTCATAGAACCACCTATGAGTGTTAGTGATACTAATCTCATTCGTGCTACATATGAATTTGCTTATGACACTTATGAGATGCTGCTAGCTAAGGGGGTTAAGAAAGAGGATGCACGGTTTGTACTTCCAGAGGCAACAACTACAGAGTTAGTTGTCACAGGAAACTTCCAAGCATGGCTTGACTTCATTAAACTACGTGCTGATAAACACGCACAGTGGGAAGTGAGAAATGTAGCAAGAGAAATCAATAATATACTCGCAAAAGAAACCGATAATCTGATTTTTACTTGGATGCCGGAATTCTCATGACTAAACAATGGAGTTTAGCTAAATGGGCTAGGCATGGTGAAAATCATAGTCAATGGCGTGGTGGTAGGTCTATTGATGCTAAGGGATATAGTAAATTAAATATCAATTTGATTGAGCTAGAATATCAATGTATGTGTGATAAGTCTGGTTGGATTCTAGAACATCGTTATATTATGGCTAAGTCTTTAGGACGACCACTAAGTTCTAAGGAAATAGTTCACCATATAGATCATAATAGAACTAATAATGTTATAGAAAA